TATCGAGATCATTTGACTGGGGTTCATCGGCACCATTCTCGGTGGGATGGTGGGCACGGTCAGATGGTAATAGTGTCTGTATCGATAAGGAAAGAGAAAAGTATTATAAGTTTCCTAAAGGAACAATGATTCGAATAAATGAATGGTATGGATGGAACGGAGAACCAAATGAAGGAATAAAGATGTCTTCTGTGGATATCGGAAAGGGCATTCGGAAATTGGAAAATGAGATGTTTGAAGGAAGCATTCATCGGATAAAGAAGGGCGCCGCAGACGATTCTATATTTGACAAAGATCATAATAATGAGGCCATAGCAGAAAAGATATCTGAAGGGTATTACAACAGAGTAACTAAATTAAAACTATTTGTTCCTGCCGGGAAGAATTACACCAGAAAGCGTAGGTGGCAGTTAATGCGGGATAGGCTGGAAGCTTCTCATCCTTTTGGGCTAGGACAACAAATGGAAGAAGCAGGACTATTTGTGTTCGATACATGCAGACAATTCATTAGAACCATCCCTACCTTACCCCGTGATGAGAAGGATTTAGAAGATATCGATACAGATACAGAAGACCACATTGCTGATGAAACAGCATATGAGATCCTGTACAAACCATCAAGAACGGGAAAAGTCAAGACAACACAGGGGTAATAATGGAGAATTTCGTCTTATTTGACAAAGAAGAGATAATAATAAACAAAAACTTAATAAATTACATAGAAGTGTACGATAATAATATTAGGATACACGTGTTAGACATGCCTAATTTAATTAGGAGGGACTTTAAAAATAAGTTCAGCCTAATTAAGTGGCTTTTCGACCATGAGTTAATAAAGAAGTCTCAATCTGTGCGAGTGTTTAAAGAAATTGCGGAGCGAAATCGGGAAATGAAGGCACAAGAAAAACAACGACTAAAGGAGTTATCCAATGCCGGTAACAATTCCAACGAAAACGAGCAATAACGTAGAGTTCACCCATCCTGATTACGACAGTAACTTTTTCATATGGGAGAAGATACGAGACTCAGTGGACGGACAGGAAGCAATTAAAGCCAGATCAACAACATATTTGCCAATGTTGTCTGGTCACTATGAGGGGGCACTTCAGCAAGATCCTGATCCTGCTCTTTCCGGTGGAACAAGAATAGGGCAGAAACCGACACTCTATGGAACTTACTTGCAGTATGCTAACTGGTATGCTGCCACAGGCAGAACGGTAGAAGGGTTATTAGGACTTATATTTAGAAAACCAATAGTTAAAACAGTACCAGATGCACTAAATCCATTATTAGAAGACATTAACTTAAACGGACAATCACTTGATGACTTTGTAAAAGAGGTGACACGGGAAATTCTCATGGTGTACCGAACTGGTGTACTCATTGACTTCCCCACAATCAATTCTGATACACTTGCACGGATTGGTCTTTTAAGTGAAGGCTACACTGAAGCAATTGAAGCCGCACAAACGAATGGAGATGTAGAAGCGATTGTTGACTTAGAAGATCAATACATAAGTGCTTCGAACTCAATCACAAAATCACAAAAAGAGCAAGCGAATCTACGACCATATTTAAAATTGTATAAGACTGAATGTATTACTAATTGGCGAGAAGCAGTAATAAATAATAAATCACAAACTTCTTTTGTGGTGTTACGACAAACAAACACGATTACTAATCCTGATGATGAGTTCCAACAAATAGAAGCTACTCAATATAAAGTTTTAGACTTTGATGAGAATGGAGCCTATCGACAACGGGTGTATATTCCTGCTCCCGGTGCAAAAAAGAACAGTCCAACTAATTTTAATAAGACCCCCAAGCAAAGAGAAATTGGTGCCAGTACGACAGATAGCAGTAAAGGCGATTGGGTATTGCTTTATGAATATACTCCACTGATGGATGGAAAACCATTGGACTTTATTCCATTTTATCCAATAACTCCATTGGGAGTGACATGGAACATAGACTACCCTCTTATAGATGGGTTGGCGAATACAAACATAGCCCATTATAGAAACTCTGCAAACTATGAGAACGGTCTTATTTGGACAGGAAACCCCACCCCTTGGGTATCTGGGTTTGAAGGTGAAGACACAGAAATTAAATTAGGGTCTACTGAAGCACTTCTTTTAGGGGAAGGTGGGAAAGCCGGTTACATGGAGTTCACCGGGCAGGGACTGTCAGAACAACGTGTGGCTATGGCAGAGAAAGAAAAACTTATGGCTATTCAGGGAGCAAGGATCTTAGCGGCTGATAAACGAATGGTGGAGGCCGCTGATACGGCTCTTATTCATAGAGCAGGTGAACAAAGTATTCTTGCAAGTTTAGCAGATTCTGTAAGTAAGGCATTTACATCTGTATTGAATGTAGTAGCAGACTGGGCAGATGTCTCAACAGAAGAAGACAGCATTGCTGTTAAACTGAATAAAGATTATATGCCTAAGAAAATATCTGCAAATGATATGGAAGCACTGCTCAGATCTAAATTATCAGGAAACATTTCATGGAAAACATATTTTTACAATCTACAGCAAGGTGAGATTTACCCTGATGGATGGACACCAGAAGACGAATTGGAAGCAATAGAAGAGTCAGACGATGGAATTGGAGATGACTTAAACAAAACAGTTACAACGGAGGAAAACATAGATGTTAAAATCAACGATAAATAAGCTGATCGATGGACTGCTTGATGGGAAGGAATTGGTAAATAAAGATAATGGGATGAAGGTGTGGCTAAGTTCGGATACTTCAGACAACTGGAAAGAGGTTATTTGTAAAAACATACAAGGATCTAACATATCTACATTCCCATTATCGTATCTACTGAACGGGGATTGGAAAGTGACCGGAGCAGATAAGAAAAAAGTTATAACAAAAGAAGTTCCTGTTATGGAAGTGGAGGAAGAAGTTAAGGAGACTGAAGATGGGAATTAAAGATGACTTAGAAAGCATGACAGTTGGACAAAGACGAGTCGGCAGGTGTGAAGTTGCAGACGGGGAAGATGTTTCATATATAGACTTTCATTATTTACGTGTAGCCGGTGGATTTAATGTTAGGGGCAAAGATGCGAGTGGAGCAGACCCTGATAATATAACGTGCCCAAACTTAATATGTGAATATTTTGTAGGCAGAGATGAACTTCCCGACGATCCTGAAATAGAAGGCATGGTGTGGGTTTAATAGAAAAATAGATGGCTAAAAGTAATATACCCACTGTCAATGAGATACTTCAAGAACGAAGTATATCTCATTCAATTTACATAGAACGATTTAAGACTCAAGAAATTAAAGAAATAATTAGGTTATTAAGTCAATATGATATTGACACCATAAATGCATTGAAGACAGTGAACGGGGTTCGGCTCACAAAGGCCACCAAAGCAGCACTTATACAAAAGATACGGAATATTAACAAAGAATATATTAGTGCCTATAATGAACGGATACGAGGAACTGCCAGAGAGTTCGGGGAATATGAAGCAGGGTTTCAAGTAAACCTGATGAATGAAGTAATTCCTTTTGAAATGGGAGTTGCTTTGACTATCCCTGCTTCTGGTTCGATTTATTCGGAGATAATATCTCATCCATTTGAAGGGGAGATATTAAGAGATCAGGTCGCTCGATTAGGGAAAAGTAGAGTAACTAAGATAACCAAAGTAATCAATCAAGGGTATGCCGAAGGGGCTACAATTCAAGAACTTACACGGGAGATCAGAGGGACACAATCTCTCCGATTTACTGATGGAGTCATTGTAGCCACACGTAGACAGGCAGGGACACTTGCACGAACAGCAATACAGCACACGGCTTCTATGGCACGTAAGGCAGTGTATGAGGCAAATGATGACGTTGTTAAAGGGTATGAGTGGGTTTCGACTTTAGATGGGCGAACAACATATATCTGTATGGGATTAGATGGACGAGTATGGTATTATAATGCACCCGAACAAAGCACATTGCCCAGAGAGCAATTCCCGCCAGCCCACCAAAATTGCAGAAGCACCACTGTCCCTGTTACTTACTCATGGAAAGAATTAGGAATAGATAGAGCAGAAGTTGCACCGGGAACACGGGCATCGATGAACGGACAGGTTCCAACTTCATTAAAATATAATGATTGGCTCAAGACCCAATCATCAACATTTCAAAAAGAAGTATTGGGAGCAAATAGATATAAATTATTTAAAGAAGGAACCCCGGTAACAAACTTCACAGACAATAAACAGAAAACACTGACCCTGAAAGAACTGGGCATGAAAGACGATGAGATAATAAAGGGTGGAAGACCACCTAAGAAAAAATAGACACCAATAGTAAGGAGATGAATAAACTATGGATGCACTAGAGAGATTTTTTAAACAGCTAAAGGAAGCGTTTAAAGATGTAGAGGATGCTAATTGGGATGAATTAGATACAGGCTTTAAAGCGGCTGTTACTGAACACACCAATAAGCTGGTAGTAAAAAAAGATGAGTTGTTAGGGGAAAAGAAGAAAATTCAAGCAGAACTTAAAGAGTTTCAAGAGAAGTTTGAAGACGTAGATCTTGATGAAATTGCCGAAATGAAAGAGAAATTAGAAGAATTTACTCTTAACGGTGGCAAGAATCCTGATGCTGTAAAGATGAAAGAAGAGTTCGAATTACTCAAAAAAAAGCAAGAAATACTCTGGCAGAAAGAAATTGACAAGGTAAAAGCTGAATTAGGTGCAGAAAAAGAAGAAAAAAGTAAATTAAGTGTTAAGTTTGATTCAGTACTGGTCGATAATGAACTAGAGAAGCAATTCAATGACTGTAATGTAGCAGAGCAACACAGATCAATCTTGAAACAAGCCTTCCGTGGCCGAGCCACCGTAGAACTTGACGAATTAGACAATCGAATCGTTCATATCAAAGATGAAGATGATCAAGTTTTACCATCCAAAGAATTTTTTAAATTTTGGGCAGAGTCCGAAACAAGTAAACCTTACGTTAAAGCCCCGGTAAATACTGGTGGCGGTGATCAAGGGAGTTCGAAATTTCGGGGCGGCGCAACGAAAGCTTACAAAGATATGGATCTAACTGAGAGAACTAATCTCTACAAAGAAAATCCAGACCTTTATAGAAAACTCCGTGATCAAAATGTGAAATCTTAAAACCATTTTGTAAAAGGAGAATCAAATGGCTTCAACAACAATAGCAAATGTCGTAGTACCGGAAGTATATGATGATTATGCTAAAGAAAGATCGATTTACAAATCAGCAGTGTGGAAGAGTGGCATCGTAGTTACTGACCCCTTGCTGAAAATGAACCTTGACGGGGGAGCAGAAGTATTCAACACCCCATTCTGGAAAAGCAATACCGTTATATCGGCGGCGGCTACACCAGTCGTAGAAGGAAATACACTAACTCCCGGAAATATTGACGCTGGTCAGTTAATCGTGCGGAGACAGTTCCGTGAAAAAGAGTTTGGACAAGGTGACGTTGCGGCAGTTCTTGCTGGTGACAGTCCAATTCAAGCGACTATGGAACTGCTTGGTGATTTCTGGGACTACAATTATCAAAACGTACTTTTCCAATCAGTTCAAGGTGTTATCACAGACAATGTTGATAATGATGGTGGAACATTAGTAAAAGACATTACTGGAGAAGGTACGACAAGTATTAACTCAAATGCAGTTATCGATACTAATGCTCTTTTCGGTGACATGAATGATGGATTCAATTCCATTGCAATGCACTCCGTACCGTATACTACTCTTCAAAAACTCGACCTGATCGACTTCAGACCCGACTCAGAACAAAATATTGGGTTTGGGACTTATCTTGGAAAATCAGTTATTGTGGATGACAAACTTATTGTCGGCGGTACAGTTTATTGGACAATCTTATTTAAAGCTGGAGCATTTAATTTTGCTGAAAGTTTTGAAAGATATGTTCCTACAGAAGTAGCCAGAACTCCCGCCGCTTCTGGTGGATCAACTGAACTATTCACACGTAGAGTATTCGCTATGCACCCAATGGGGTGTGCATGGGTAGAAGCTGGCGTAGCCGATGACTTCCCAACAGATGCTGAATTAGCGGCTGCTGCTCAATGGGATAGTGTTGTGGCAAGTGCCAAGAACATGGGATTTGCTGTTCTGAAAACATCGAGCTAAAAAAGGAAGAGGTGAACAAATATGGCATTTACGATGGATACGAGCAGAATAAAGAATGAACGGCTTTTGGCGGCTAATGTAAAAATGGAACAAAGGATGACTGCAATTGAGTCCGCCTTTCAAGTTCTATTGGAAAAATTGCTAGACTTAGAAGACGAAGTTCGTATAAAAAAGGGAAAAGAAAAAGAAATTAAATCTGTGGAGGATGTTTTTCACGAAGAAGAGAGTAAAATAGATCAACCGGAAATAGATGAAGAAGCGGGAGAAATTAAACCATCTCCCGAAGAAACACCACTAAGCCGTGATGAATTGAAACAAAAAGCATCAGTACTTGGAGTAGAGTTTCAAAATAATATTCCAACAGATAAGTTGATTATTCTTATAAACGAAAAACAAGGAGAATAAATTATGGGAATTATAACCCTTAAAGACAGACAAAGACATCGGATACATCCTGATTTAAACCAGATGCAACTGAATAGTCAACTTCCTTTTATTAAAGGAAATTGGTACTTTGTCGATCCCGAAGATGGGGACAATGATGAAACAGGCAGGGATATGGATAAGGCTGTTGCTGATCTTCAAACAGCTTACGGAAAATGTACGACTGGTAATGGTGATGGAATTGTGCTTATGTCAAGTGGAGTTTCTGGTTCAACAACCAGTTCTTACTTAGACACTCCAATAACTTGGAGCAAATGGGGAATCACAGTAGTTGGTATTTGTGCTGGTGGAATGATGGGGCAAAGAGCAAGAGTTACCACTGTTAAAAGAACAACTGGTGCTCTTACAACTTTAGCATTTCCAACAGCAACTACAATAACTGACTCAGCAAGTGGATTTATAACAGCAGGATTTGAAGTAGGAAATTGTATTAGTATTGATTCTACATCGAACTTAAATGATGGGGTGGCAATAATTACGACACTTACAGCAGGGACAATGACTTGTGCGGCATCTACATTTACTCCTGAAGCGGCAGTTGCGGCTGGTGCGACAACCATAACAACTTATATGCCAAGAATGATATATTTAACTGGTTCAAACAACTCGTTTCACAATATCCTTTTCGGTAATGAAGATGCTAATGTGCTTTCATTAGGAGCAATCGAGATTTCTGGTAACAGAAACGTATTTAGTGGATGTCAAATCTATGGAGCGGTTAATGCTACTCCAGCGGCATCAGCGAGTGCGTTCGATCTTCGAATGAACAGTGCGGGTGAGAACACATTCTACGGATGTACTATCGGTGGGCAAACTGTTCCGAAAGCGGCGGCTAATGGATGTATTTCATTTGTAAACGGAAATGGACAGAATCATTGGATTGATTGTACTATTCTTTCTCAATCAATCACGGCTGGACATGGAGCGATCAAATCTGAATCTAACACGGCTTGTGGTGGAGTGGAGATCTTCAAACGGTGTTCTTTCATCAACTGGAAAGCAAATGGTGCTTCGGCACTAACAAGTGCATTTATTGGAACAGCGTTTCCCTCAGGTTACATACTGATGGACTCTTGTTCCCTCTTCGGATGGGCAGCTTGGGATTCTGTTGGTGGAAACAATATTATATATGTAGCTAACTCTGATGCAACAGCAACTGGTGCTGGTGGAA